AGCTTGTGTAGAATTTGTAGAATCTACATGCAATGCAGAAACGGTCATTGCTGCTTCATTAATAGTTACATTTGTTGCACCAGTAGAAGATCCTGCGGTCCATATTTCTGATATTGCTGTAGATGTAAGATTTGCTGTAGTTCCAACCATAAGGTTGCTAATATGCATAATGGCTGCATCTGTTGCAATTGCACCAAAATAAAGAGAAGAAAATCCGCTAGTACCAGTATTTACTCTTGTTGCTATTAGTTGTCCATCAAGATAATATTTATAATTATCTGATCCAGATTGATTTTCTCGTTGCATAGCAAAGAAATACCATCTATTTGCTTCAATTGTTGGTCCTATGGCAGTATAAGTACTACTTGATGAATCAAGAACATGTAATTTTGATGGTGCTGATGTCCATGTAGTGCCAGATAATGATAAAGAATAACCTAATGCAAATCCTGCAGATAAAATACCACCTATTTGTCTAGCATTTGCTGCGTTATTTGTTGGTAGTGATGCAAATCTAAACCAAAATCCTACAGTGTAATTATAATCAAGTAATGCTGTGCCAAGTCCTGCTGCTAGAGTTCTAAAACGAGTATTTGCTGGATATGACCAATAACCAGCACCACCAGTTGGCCCACCACTTTCAACAAATGTTGGCGCAGTATTATTTAATGACCAAGTACCTAATGAAATAGATCCAGTATTAGTTGGAGTTGCTGTATAAGCCTGATTAAATTCAGCATTAACTTCTGGACTATATGTTTGAATTTTATCTGATAATGCGCTCATAAAAAAAGGCTACGCCAAAGACGTAGCCAATTCACCAACCTTTACAAATTCTGGATTAATACCTGAAATACTATGACCATTAATTGAAAGTGTAGGCTGTGACAGGCAGAAGAATTCAGTGATATGAGTATGGTTATCAATAATATTGACAACAACTGAAATCTTTGGAGTAGTCAACTCTGCAGTAGCACCCAAAGATAAAACCTCTGCCTGTACACAAGTATTCATTACGCTACTGTAATCCTTACGATACCAGTTGCATCCCATGTAATGGTGAAGTTACCATTGCTTGAGGATTGATCTGAACCAAAATCAACATAGCCAATAAGACCCTTTGTTGCGTTGGTTGCAGGACTGTCGTTATAAATTACTGCATAGCGAGCAGTGATTGTTGAAGAAGACCATGTAACATCGTCTGCATCAAGAACGATAACGTTTGATGCTCCAGTGTATGTATTAGTCTTGTTTGTCAATGCTGCTCCACCTGCTGTGTAGCCTGTTCCAGTTACCTGATAGGTAGATACATCATCCCAGTAGTTATGTGCATCTTGATCTGGAGTATAGGAGTTTGTTAGGAGTGCTACCTTGATGGTATCTGTATCCCAATCAATTTCCTTATTAAGTGCTTGCGATAGGAACTGTCCGTATAGTTTGCTAGCCATTATTTATTTCCCCCTTATGCTGTCTTCTCAATGATAGCAAAAGCATCAGCATCTGCAACAGCAAAGCCTCTGCGAATGCGGGTCTTGAGTAAGACACCATCCTTAGAAAATTCAGCATCACGAGAAACTACAGACTCAACGCCACCACGAATACCGTTGATGAGCATCTGACGATTACCGCAGATGAGAAGTGCGTTTCCTGTAGGTGAAGCAGATGCAGCAGCAGATGTAGCAGCACCATATGAAACAACTAATGGATATCCAAATAGAGATCCTGGTGTTCCTGCTAGAGGATCTGGAAGTACAAGGTCATTATTTCCCTTTACCATTCCACGAATTTCCTTAAGCATCTTAGGGTGTGCCATCCAAACTGTATTTGCAGCATCAAACTTTGAAGAATCTTCAACAATACCAAGAGCATTGTTTAGATCATCATATGAAAGTGCTCCACCAGTTTGAATTAGATTTGTTCCTGCTGCTCCTGGAGATACTGCACGATAAAGAGATGTATATGGAGCAACATCTGTTCCGTCAGCAGCAACATGTACACCAAGAGTTGCATTATCAAACTTACGTGCCCAACGAGATGCCCATTCACGCTTGTAGGTGTTTAGAACATCAACGAGTGAGTCATTAATATCTTCTTCCGAAATGTGGAAGATTTTTGCGTACTTCTTTGCGGTGAGTACGACTTCGTCAAGTGTTGCAGTTGCTTCTGGAATTGCTACGCCTTCGGCGACAACTTCTGGAGCATCAGCAACAAAACGAGGTACCGATTTTGTACGAGAAGCCATTGCTTCACGGCGAGCAAAACGTTCTACAGCAGAATTTGCAACGAGGTCCTGAATTACTGCAGAACCTTGCTCTTCTAGAATGTAGCCGTTTGCCTCTGTTAGATCAATACGTGCCATTTTATTCCATCCTTATTTTTAGTAAATTTTTATAGTTTGAATCGTCCAATTCATAACATGAAGCAACGTCCATTGCCATGTGTAAATTATATCACGATTCTTATGCTTTGCCAAGTACTTTTCTAGCCTGCAATTCTGAGGCAGTGATTTTTGTGCTAATTGCAGTACTTACTGCTCCATCAGCCTGACCACCAACTCTTAATTTAGGATCAAAAATTTCTGGCAAATCTTCTTTGAGTTTTTGTAATTGATCTGCAAAACCAATTACTTCTAACTCATCATCAAATTCAAGAGAATTAAAATCAACAAACTTTAGAACTCTTTTAGGATCTTTAATTCCTTCAGATACTAATTGTTGTGCTACCTTTTCTCTAAGCAATTTGCCACTAACTTCAGCGATTCTTTGATCTTTGCTATTTAGATCAATTTCTAATTTTTCTTTTTCTTCCCTGAATTTTTTGGCATCATTTTTTGCTCGTTCCAATGCAGACAAAACTGCCTTTGGATCTTCAATTGATGTTTCTTCTACTGAAGTGTTTTCAGTTTCCAATTTCTCCACCTGTTTGCTCCATCATCACATTATTTGTATTTGTATTTTGTGATAAATCAGTTAGATTATTTTCAGATGCTGCAATCTTTGCTGCAACCTCTACATCATAACCCATTTCAATAAGAACCTGCTCAAGTGCAACGCCAACAACTCGTTTCTTAACTGCAACTTCCCAAGCATCCAAACTATCCATGCTTTCAACTGCTCGCCACTTGATTTCTACATTAGGTTCTGCCTCATTATCAATTTTTAGAATAAATCTAAACAGATCAGCCCATGTTGAACCAAAAGTAATTTGTCTGTCTTCTACTTTCTTCAACAATGGAGCCTCAGCAGTTCTCAAACTCTCACCTCTTGGAACATTTCCTGTTTTCTCAAAATAATGAAGTGGTGTGTTTGTAATAGAAGCCATCGATCTTACAAAGTCTTTAACTGGTTCTGTAAATACTTTATGATCTGCTGGAGAAAATTCACCAACCTTTGAAATGCCCTTGAGATACCAAAGTTCTCCTGGCCCATTCTTTAGTTTGCCAATATTCTCTTCTGCTGTTCCATCATCATCAAAATCTTCAAATTCTTGATTATTTCCCCCACCAGATAATGCATATCTTTGTGGAGCACCTTGATAGTCAACAGTATTCATATGAGTAATAATTAATTTGTTAATTGCGTCTTGTGGACCATAAGCATCTTGATGTTCTGGTCTTCCATATTGCTTAGATGTTCTAAAATGGAAAACTGGAACCTCTCCCCAAGGATTTTCAATAACATCTATTAAAGAAAACCCATTTTGAGACACAACGTTTTCAACTTCTCCAAACATTTCATATTTTTCAATTCTGTCTGGATAATACATGTTTAAACGTGCAATTTTATTTGTATAGTCATTTGGATCTTCTGTTTGCCACAACTTTGCAGCAAATTTCTTTATTCTAGGATTTTCATCATCATAAATCATGATGGTGGTTAGAGGAGAGTTATAGTCTACTGTAA